AAAAGAATTAGTACCTATATCTGCCCAAAAATTATATGTACTATTATATGCTTGTCTTACATACTTTACTGCATATTGTGTAGGTTGATAGTGTGTTGGATAACTCTGTTTACCTGCTCCAGTAAATTTAGTTGTTAATGCTGTGCTTGTCCAAGTTTGCATACCTGTACTGACTCCACCACTATAATATGCATAAACAGATCCTAATGTAGATGAACACGCTGCTGCTGAACTTGTATAAGATGTAGTAGGATAACCTGCACTTAATCTTAATCTATAAATATTTGTTGTACACGCTGTTTGCGTACCTAATGTTCCATTCCCACTTGTTACTTGATATACATAGTTTTGATATGAATAGTAACCATTTGCTGCTAATGTCGTTAATCCATTGTTATCATATATTACTAACCCTGCTCCAAATGTATTATTTAATCCTGATGAATATACAGTTCTATTATATGCTGTTGACACACACGCTAAATAAGGATCTGTAGCGTGATATCTTATAGGTGTATGTGTTGTCCAATTTGGTGTTGCTGCTGTTGTTACTTGCTCGTATGTAGAAGCTATACCTTTTGTACTACTAAATGTATTTGTTGCTGTACCCCAATAATAATAATTTGTACCCCCAGTTAACCCTGTAAAATCGTAAGAGTTATTTCCTATTGCACTAGGTGCAGGTGATACGTCATAGTGAGTATTGTTTGTAGCACTAGAACTATCTGTACCCATATAAAATCCTGCTCCATTTATTGTCTGTCCACCATCTGCTGTAATTTGTAAGTTTGCTGTAAAACTTGTTTCTGCAATATTTGTTTCTGCTAGATTTACTACAGTTGGTGCATTAGGTGATGTATTTGTTGTAAAACTAACAGTAGTTCCTACACCCTCTCCGTGTTCATTAATACCATATGCTGTAACATAATAAGTAGTGTTTGCTAATATTCCTGATGTTTTACTTAATGAGAAACTTCCTGTGCCTGTTCCAGATACAGCTTCTTTTGTGTTATTTGTATATGTCGCATTTGTTCCCCAATAAAAACCTCTAGCTGTTACTGTACCATTTGCTACGTCTAAACTACCATTCATTGTAAATGAACTATATGTAACATTTGTAGATGTACTTGTAGTCATAGTAGGTGCAAGGGTTGGACAAGGTTGATATCCTGATACATAACCATTACTATCTATAGTAGCGTATGTATTATTTGGAAACCTATGATTATTACCTGATCCTGTATATGCTGTTGTTAATGTATTGTTTGTATATAATCTAGTAGTATTACCTAGTGTGCCAGTATAATAAACTGTTGTGTTTAATGTATAACCACACGCTGTGTTAGGTGTTGCACTATTAGATGAGGATATCTGTATACTTATTGATCCCTGTCCTGTTGACACTACAGTTTCACTACCGTTTAATAATTCTAAACTAGATTCACCTGTTTGTAAATTTGTGTTTATGCTATTAATTCTATAGGTAAGATCTCCTATTTGTAATTCATCTGCTAATGTATACTCTTGTAAAAAGCTTATAGGTAATATTGCTTTTATTTTTGTCAATCTTTCATTATATCTAAAAACATTCGTTACATAAGACTTATAGTATTTCTCAAATAAAGTATCACTATAATCGTATGATAAATTAAACTCATTTATTTCTTTTGTAAAATGTATTGATTCAGGATATCCTGCTCCTGTGCTTACTACAGTAGGTGTATTACTAGGTATAAAATAATCGTCTATTTGTGTGTCTGTATTACTAGTCCCACTATCATACCCATTTATTTCTGTGATGATGTTAATGTCTGTTGGTGTTTCATTTGTTGCAGATGAATGTATTGGATAATATATTAATGGTTTACCTAAATATGCGTCTTGCTTATCATCTAATAAATGCCCTACTTGTAAACCTGTAGTTAATTTTTCAAACATCATATGCTGAAAAGGTAATACTATTTCGTATGTAGTATTATTGCTATCTAATAAACCATCATCATTATATGCAGAAGATCCCCAGTCTCTTTGATATTGCTCTCTATATTGTTTTGCTAGTATGTTTTCTGTGTCTTCATATTTAAAAGATATTTCTCTATAAGGTAATGCTTTGTCTACTGTTTTGCTTGTGCTATCTGTAAATTCTGTAACATTTCTCAATGTTCCTGCTGCATAAAAGCTATCTAATGTATCTACATATATTTTACCATCTTGTCTATATGCAGTTAAATTAAACATTTTAAAGAGTCCACTTAAAAAATCTATAATTTTTATATCAGGTATATTGTTTCTAATTATAAATGCTTCACTAGGTATAGTAAACCCTGCGTCTACATCACCTGTAGCTATGCTAGTCGTTTGATATGTTCCAAATAACCCTATAAGATCAAACTTAAAATCTTGTACGACTACACCTGAATTTTCTGCTCTAAATCTTAATTCATATTCACCATTACCTATTGCAAAACTTCTTTGTCCACTAGATGTGTATGTAAAAGTTGTTACTACAGTATTGTTAGATGTATCTCTTAAATCAACAAATACGTTACCTGATATAGATGTAAAGTTTACTGTTATTGCAAATTGAAATTGCTGTGAACTAGTTAATCCATATATATCCCAATCTGACGCACCTAATAATAAATTGTTTGTATGATTATTAACTGCATTGTCATATCTTTTATTTGATTGTTTGTTAGGTGTATATGATGATCCTAATCCCTCTAATAATTTACCTGCATTTCTTTGACATAACATATACAAATTATAAAAACTTGTATTTGTTTCATTTAAAAAGTCATTACTGAATACTATTTGTCCGTTTGTAGTGCTACTGTTTTGTATTGCTTTTATTATTACATACAGTCTTATACTATATGTTAAATCTTTCCAATAATAACCTGATAAATTTCCGTTGCTTGTATTTAAGTTACCACCCTGTTTATTTATTTCTTCGTTATTAGAATCGTAATATTTAGGTGTTGAAGCTGATGAGTAATAACCACGCATTGAATTTCCAATCAATGATACTACTGTTGGCTTTGTATATGTAACACTATCAGATCCTACAACGTTAGGATTGGATGTATCTTTTAATGACGCTAAAACTGATGTATTAGTATACGTTCTATCAAATTGATCTAAGAAATCTAAGTCTTGTAATTTCTTATCACCTAATACTTCTTTTAAATCTAACTCACCGAAGAATGTTACTTTATATGTATCAGGTCTACCATTCTTTAAATCAACACCCTCTAGTCTTAGCTTACCTTTTTCAAATGGGTAACTGTTTAATTCTATTTTTGCTATACTTTTCTTTCTTGCGTCATACGAATAACTTTCTGACTGTGTAAAATTATAATAGTGCTGAAAGAACTTGTTATTTGTTTTACTTGCAGGTAAACTAAAACTCTTAGAAAAGTTTGTGAATATTTTTGCAGGATCTTTTACGTCTTGTATAGTCTGTGTCAAAGATATTGATTCATCTTTAAACAAATCTAATCTAGTAAAGTTTGTATCACTAGATCCTTTTACATATAACTCTATATTGTTCATTATCTAATATTACTAATCATATCAAAAGCATACTCACCTGTTATTGTGTATTGTATTACTTTGTCACTAACACCTGTTTTTATTGTTTGTTGATTATCAGTTATATTAATTGGTATTGTTTGTTCAGACCCACCCATTTCTTTTCTAATCCACACTTGCTCACTAACTAATAATTGTTTTATAGAATCATTTACACTATCGTAACTCATAGGAGGACTATTAAGTATAATCTTCTCATTTGCTAATGTATTAAATTGTCTTATGCTGTGTTTTTGTTTGCTATACTCTAAATTGCTTGTTGCTATATTTCTTTTAAAAGTTGTTTTATTTACACTAATGTTTTCTGTAGTTTTACCTGTAAAATAAAAATCCTGTAATGCTCCGTATTTATTTACAAATGTAACTTTATATGCTGTATGTTTATTACAAACCCTGTTTATTGTTATTGTTTGTGATAATACACTTGTGCTTGTTGCTGTTGTAGAATATGCAGAATAATCTATAGTAGATCCATTCCAATACGGTATTACTCCTGCTGTATTATCAGGTACATATATTTGTTTATTGTCTTGCATTAGTTGTGCTGCTGAAATTACTTTTGCACTATTAGGTGGTGTGTTACCTGTTCCTAACCCCTCCATAAATTCGTAGTAACCATCTAAACCTGTATGATCTATAGAAAAAGAATCCATATTATGTACCGTACCACCTGTATTTATTTCATCAATAGTTGCACTCTTAAATTGTATAGATCCACCTATAGTTATAAATTGTCCTGCGTATGAATTGTTAAATGTTATATCTAAATAATCTCTACATATATCAGCTATCTCAAAACTAACAGTTCCAGTTTCTTGTCCACTTGTCCCTGACAGCACAGTGTCTTTGCTCATTTGCGTTATTTGAACATTATTAACTGTAAGGGTTAATACTGCACTTTTAGCCACTCTAGAGTTAGTTGCGTCATAAGTGTTACTTTGTGTTTCGTAGTACGGACTTCTTAATAATATTACTGCCATTATGTTCTTTTAATTAAATCTGCTTCTATCATACTATCTATCATTTCTATTATCATATCATCACTAAATATGTTTTGTAGGTCTTGCGGTAATTTTTTAAACTCATTAACAAATGGTATAGTAAAAAAATTGTTTGCCCTTATACCTTTTTCAAATATAGATCTTGCTAGTACATAACCTATTTGTTTATAGTTGCCTTTTTTAAATTTACCTTTAGCATCTCTAAATCTTATGTTTCTAGCTTTAGCCCAGTTCTCAAATGATTCTGAACCAGGCATTTTAGTTTTGTAACTGTATGGTGTATTCTTGTTTACCCTATAATTACTTTTAGCACCTTTTACACCTTTGTCAATATAATCACCATAGTCCTCCATAAAAAGACCATATGCTAAACTATTCTTGTTTTCAAATAGCTTTTTATATTGTATACTGTTGTATAGTTTTCTAGTGTTGTTTATAGGTCGCTTTCTTCTTTGTAGCTTTGTACCTTTACTTAGATTCTGCCTAGCTTGTTTTTTTACAGCTTTAAAGAACTCATCTAACCTTGCATTAAACTTATCTGAAAATACTAACATATAAATTGGTCATTAGGTAATTCTATTTCTAGATCTGCGTTCCACCCTGCTAAGTTATTTTCAAACCTATCTACAAATGGTTCACAAGTAGGATCATTAGTTAACTTATATCCCGTAGTGTTTAGATCGCCAAATCTTAATGTTTGTATTAATTTATTTAATACGCCTAATTGTGTGTTTAATATATCTTGTTCATCTGTGTTCTTTCTAAACTTATCTGTTTCTTCTGACTTACTAGTATCTTTTATATCCATAACAAGTACAGTAATATTATATACAAGCGTTTGTTGTGTTGATACCACATTGTTTACAATAAAGTGTGCTAGGGGAAATATAGATTGTTTACCTAAGTCTACATCAGATACATCTCCTATTGTTACTGTTTTAGTTATATTGTTGTTTAGTAATGAACTTTCTAGCGCTTCGCTTAGTAAGTAATATGATCTAATTGCTACGTTTCCTGGCATTTGCTTTTAATTCTGCTTGTTCTACTTCGTTCTTTTCTTTCATATATAATAATATATTCAAAGATTTTAATAATCTTTCTTTAGTGATATTTTCGAATTCTGTAATACGTCCTTGAGCGAGTTCGTAAATTGCTGAATACCACCCCCATCGTTTAGAAAACTGTGCTGACCTTCCGTGAGGTTGTTCAGTTGTTCCTCCGTCAAATAATCCATCATATTGCTTGACAACTCGATCCCTAAATTGTAAAAAAAAACCACTGCACTAAAACAAACATCTAACGGCATATCTTTCAGTACATCTGTTTCTTTAGCTTCATACTCTTCTATATTATATTTATCTCTGTATGCTTCTGATACAGGTCTGTACAGTACACTCATAGCTTTATGCATATCATCCCAGGATTGCATATAGTTTTCTATGTCTACATATTCACCTAATGATATATCTTCTAATACAGGTATAAATCCGTATGCTACATTATTTAATTCAAATCTGTTTATTAGTTTTGGCTTTATCTCTAATAAATCGTTAAGTATTTTTATGATCTCATTCATATCTTTTATCTTGATCTTGAATGTGTCTTTTAGATCTATGCCACAAAATATCTCTATCATTTTTTGTGCTATGAATGTACCATCGCCATTGTCTTTCTGTATCTTAATAAACTTTTGGTATTGACCAAGTGTAAGCTCGTTTAGATCTGTTGGTACATTAATAGATAGTTTCATAATAATATAATAACAAATTTAACTTTTTTTCATAAAAAAAGGGTGCCATCTACGAACACCCTGTCTCAAACCAATTAATATGAAAAAATATTCAGAAAAAAGAATACTATGTAGATGTAAGCTGTTCTTTTATTATTTTAAAGTTAATATTGTCTTTATGTAATTCAAAGTGTTCGTGCTTTGTTGGGTAACTAAATGCGTCTTGCATAAACAAGTCCTCTAGTTGTGATGTGTCTAATGTTTTAAGTAGATCTAAGTCATAGTGACCGAACACCTGGTTTAACGCTATCATAGTATCTCTAAATGATCTTGACTCCATTATAGATTCGTTATAAAATTATCTAGTAAGACTAATAATATTGCAGCTAACCATATAACGGCAACGTATGATATGTTTAATAGTTTTTGTTTCATACCCCTAAGTTAATAACTATATTTTAATTATCAAAATTATTTAATAACTTTTTTTTATTTATATTTGTTTTATGAAAATAACTAAAACAAGACTTGCTACTAACGAAGCTAAAGATTCATTCTTACTTCTATGGTTTGTAGGCACTAGATTAAAGTCTAAAATATTTACAAGTAAACGTGAAGCTCTAGACTATCAGAGTATGTTACTTGGTTTTAACGTATAGCATACTTACCATAGTTAGGTTTGCTCATTAGACTATAGGTTGCATATCTGGTTGCATCAGGTAAGTGATCTGCACCATCATTAGGTATATTAGTTAATCTATTTGCTTTATCTTTCTTCCACCTATAATCTCTAAACTCTCTTATAGCATTTACAGATGTTTCTGTTATATGTAGTTTGTATCGCTTTAACAAGTCTATACCTGCCATAATACTATTCTGTCCTTTAACACTTGGTCTTATATTGTTACCCATTCTTCTAAGCTCATCTATTAAACGAACTTCTGCTGAATCACCAAAGCATAGCTTATTGTCTTTATTATGCTCTAGAAAGAATCTATGTATGTCTGCCGTTGTCATCATAGTTCTATAAAGTAATTCATTAATATATAGATTATGATCTTTCTGATATACTTCTACTGCACAAGTCGGATCATTCGTATAACCAAAGTCCATACCTATAGATAAGAACTTAGCATCCTCTGGTATTTTATTTATTGTAGTAAAGCTAAATATCTGTGTTCTTGATAGCGCTCTTTCACCTAAACCAAATACTTGCCAATATTCTTCGTCAGTTTCTTTTAGTCTTTCTAGTTCGTGTACAAGTGTTTTATCTATAAATGGATTATCTTTGTATGTAGTTTTAAAAAACACAGCATCATCTCTAGTTTCTACTTTATCATATATCCAATGGTTTGCTTCACTAGGATTATAGTCTATTATTATTTGACCTTCTGTTCTAAATATTAATTGTTGCCAACTATCCCAATCTATTTCATTACACTCATTAACAAATAATAAGTTTCTTTTTCTACCACGTATCTTAGCAGGTTGATCTAATGATATAAACTCTATGGTATTGTTGTTTAGATAGTATTCGCTATTACTCTTATTATGATTCTTTTCGCTATATAACTCATAGTTCTTTAGTATATCTAAAAAGTCACGCATAACAGTACCACGTAAACTCGGAAAAGTCTTACGACATATAGTAACAATATGATTTTGATTTTGAAAGCAGTAATCGAATATTATCCACACTAACAGGTTAAAGGTTTTACCAGACCTACTTCCTCCCTGCTCTATTAGTATCTTCTTATCTGATCTATGAAATTTATAAGCGTGGTTAAATATAACATTAGTCTGTACTTGGTTCATTATCTTTAACGACTACTTCGAATAAAGGTGTGTCTTGGTTTAGTGTTATGTCTTGTGTTTCTCTAGGTTTACCATAATAGTAGTTAGCAAATAATTGTGCAAACTTATAGTCTCCTTTCTTTAATCCATCGTGCAGTACTTGTATGAATAAATCTTCCATAGGAGATAGCTTGTCTAATAACTGCAATTCATCAGCTTTAGACTTTCTACCAGAACCATCTCTTTTACCACCCCAACTCATAATTAATTTCTTTTACCTTGTCCTCTATATTTCTTCTTGTAACCTGTTTGTCCTCTACTTGCATTCTTACTATGTACGCCTGGTCTTTTCTTTTTAGGTCGCTCTATGTAAGTACTTATTATCTTTCTTGCCAACTTGAAAAAACTTGATTAATCAATAATATAATACTTTTTTTTATATTTTTTTAATACTCCCACTCACTTTCATCTAAAAACACTTCATCTTTTATCATAGCTTCTATCTGTGCTGCTATCTTTATCAGAGTATCTTCTGGTAAGTATTTTAGTTTAGATTTAATGTAAGCGCTTGTATTTGATCTGTTTTTAAAGTTTGGTTTCGCAAATAGTGTGTCAAACCATTCTTGCATTCTTTTATTGTTTTGTTCGTATACTTCAAACATTTTTACAGCGTGGCATAGTGTTGCACTATCCATATTAAAACCTAAATTATTAAAGATAATTATTATATCCTTATTACGTAGTTTATAGTAATTTTTAAGTATGTGTACAAAGAATGATCTTGCTTCTACATACTCTGTTTGTCTTTTCTTTTCTAAAAAGTTAACTCCTGTTATCTTCTTAACTTCTTTTGCTATTTTGTATGTTTCTTTCATAGCCTACTAAATTATTAATATTTCTTGATATATCAAAGGTTTATCTCTATATAATAGTCGTCTAGTTCTGGTTCGTCTTGCTCGAAGTGTTGTGCATAAACATTAAGTGCATATGCTACTTTATCTCTACCACTCTGTATAAACTCTTTACTTACAGCTTTACTTATACCTATATCTCTAGATCCTTTATCTATTACAATAAATCTAAAATCAGGTATATTATAAATTTCTGTATATAGATAGGCTTGTACGTCATAGTGAAAGTTATACGCACTATGCTCAAACCCTTTTATGTTACTTGTTGTTTTTAGATCACACACATAATCTTTAGCTAAAACATCTGCTTTAGCACGAAATGGTTGACCTTGTACTAACGCTACACCTGGAAACTCTGTCTTACATCCTTTTATCATTTGCATAGCAGGTTCGTTACGATAAAATGCTTCTGCTAATCTTTCTGCATCATTCTTTTCTTTCATTGTAAATACTTCACCGTGTTCTTCTTTAGCCATTTTAAATTTCTTTGTGTTCTTGCTTTGTACGTCTATAAACACTTGTGATTCAAATACGTCATTCTCTAATATGGCGGTATGCGTTAACCAACCATCTCTTAGCGCTTGACTTTTAGGTGATCCATACTTCATTACGTTATAGTATGTTTTAGGTGATTCTAGTAATAGTTTTATATTTGAGCTGCTAAATGCCCATTTATTCATAAAGCCATAATAGAATTCATCATCTAACATTTTAGATAACAGTTCTGTTTTGTCATAGTATTTTCCGTCTAATAGTTTTATTTGTTTATCCATAAGCATATCTAGTATTATTAAGTCCAAAGTTGTTTTTGTG